TGGCACTGCCCACGGGATCAGTGTTGATGACCTCTTCTTGGTCCTCAGACTCAGCCATGTTGCTCGCATCCACCAAGGCGCGCATGGCGGCGATGTCCGCCTCACCGCCCTTGGCAAAGCCGGGCGGCCCGAACATGAAGGCCGGAGGGGGCGGTGTGCCGGGGGCATAGATGCGGTTGCCCAAGCGGTCAGTCATCATCCCGGCGTTCTGCTGGCCACCCAGCATCTGCGGCGAGAGGTTGGGGTTGTTGGCGATGGCCTGCACGGGCGATGGTCCTTGGTACATGGCCAAGGGGTTGTACGGCACGCCCACCGTGCCAGGGTTCATGCCGACAGGAGCGGGTTGGTTCAGGCCGAAGTAGTTGCTCGGGCTGCTCGCTTGCTGGCCCGGGGTCCGTGGGCTGCCGAAGTCGGGCATTGCGCCGGGGGTCGCCGGGCCACGGATGGTGATGCCGCCGATGTTGCCCACCGATCCGACTGAGCCCACGCCGCGCTGGGTGTAGTCAGGCTGGGTCGTGACCGGCGGCTGCACAATCGCGCGCCGCGCGGCATCCGTGCCATTCAGGTTGCCGTACTGATCAAAGCCGCCTTGGATCATGGGCCCCTCATAGCGGCCCCCTTCCTCCTGCATCTGCCGCTGGGTGACAGGGTCGTAGCGGCCGAGGTTGCGCAGGAAGTCCTGGCTGATGGGATTGAAGCCGACCGAGGTCTGACGCTGAATGATCCCCGCGCCAGGTGTGGGTGCCGTGGGCTGCGTGGTCTTGATCGGGGTGCCCGTAGAAGACACCGGTGCCACCGGACCTGTTGCGGCCGGACCGCCCAGGTTGATCGTGGACTTGGGCAGGCTCGACAGCATGCCGCCGGCGGTGGTCAGGAACTGCTTGTTGCGCTTGGTGTACTCGCTCTCAGGCAGGCCCATCGACTGCTCGTAGCCCGCGATCCACTGGGGCGTGGCGCTGTGGCCAGCAGACGCCGCCAAGCGAGCGACGGCGTCGTAGCCGCCCATGCGGTCAAACTCCGCCGTGGGCGCGCCGCCCGTGTGGCTGCGGTACATCAGACTGAGCGCGGCCGCGACCTGCGGATCACGGGCCACCTCGCCCTGGCGCTTGGCCCCAGGCGGCAAGGGTCCGACAAAGCTGTCAGGGTACACGCCGGCAGGCAGATTGCTGGCCGGAGCCGGGCCGCCCATCTGCACAGGGGCGGTGGTGCGGTTGGCCGCTTCCGACATCGGTAGTTGCACGTTGGGCCGGGAGGTGTTCCCCACTACCTGCTGGTTGGCGGACACTGCGCTTTGTTGCGCGGCCAACGCTGCACGCTCACGGGCCAAGCGCTCTTCCTCAGTCTCACGTGTGGCGGTTGCCGTGTCCACGGACTTCAAGAGCTCGGCCGCCGTGGGCGGTGCCTTGGCCTGCTCCACCTGCTGGGGCGCGGCCGGCGCGGCTTGGACAGGGGCTGCTGCGCCGCCGTCTTGCTGCACAGCAGCCTGCGGGCGCGAGCTGCGGCCAAAGATGCCGCGAATGCCTCGGGTGATACGACCGATCACGCCGCCCTTGAACTCCGGCAGACCGGTGGCAGGGTTGATGGTTCCCGCGCCGCCCATGCGCTTGAGCGCAGTCATCGACTCAGGCGACAGGTAGGCCAGGAGCTCGTCGCCGCCACGGCCTGCAGCCGCGACTTTTTCTACGGCCGCCAAGATCGCCTCGCGATCCATCTTGCTGCCGGATTCCACTTCAGAGAGCATACGCATGAACGCCGCATTCTCCTGAGGCTCTTCTACCTCAGCCAACATCTCACGAGCTGATTTCTCCACAGGACCTCCCTTGGCCATGAATCGGTTGGCCACGGACATGGAACCGAAGTTGAACTGATCAGGATTGCTTACCACTTCAAGCGCCAACGCGCGCTGGCCCGCGTCTTTCTGAGCACGGCCCGCTGCTTCCTGCTGGTACTTGATGATCTCCTCTTCCTTGAATGGCAGAACAGGAGCCTTCATGTCGAAGTCTTTGGGTGCCGTGGGCGCGGTCATGCCAAACGCCTGCGGCTGCGTCGGCATCGTCATCTCGAAGTTGCGCGCCAAGGTCGGTGCTGCAGGGCCCGCGTAGTCGCTCTCACGGCTGCCTGCGTTCCAATCGTTGACCGCCTTCTCGTATGCCGCATATTGCGTCGCGTACGGGTTGTAGACCTCTTCGTTGTACTTGGTCAGCGCTGCGTTGTACGCATCCACCTGCGTCTTGTACGGATCGTAGACTTCCGTGTTGTACTTCTGCGCGGCAGTGTTGTACGCGTCCACCTGCGTCTTGTACGGGTTGTAGACCTCGGTCTGCCACTTGGTCAGCGCATCGTTGTAAGCCAGGCGCTGTTTCTCAAAGGCATCGAACTCTTTCTGCCGCGCCTCCAGATACTCGCGATCTGAACCGCGCAGCATGGGCCGTTGGCCGGGATTCGCGATGCCCCCAAAAGCAAAATGCTGCACGGGTTGCGCAGCATTCAAATCGACAGGGGTATCCAGCGAATCATCGCCGGTTCCGCTGGGAAGATATTGATCTTGCATGGTGCCCCTGCCAAGTAGATAGTTGAGGGGCATTTTATTCCTCAATAGTACTCTGGGACAAGGTCCCTGTGTGAGCTTGAATCAGTATTGTCATCAGTCTGCAGGCTGATGAAGTTGCCCTGACGGAAGCGCATGAGCGCCATGGTGGTGACGTCCACCATGTCGTCGTTGTCCCCGTTGGGAAAGGCCGCGCATTCCTCAACAAGCTCCTCGGCCCAGTCCGTGTCCGGTGCCCACACGATTCCCGACTCCAGGATCGGCGCGACAGAGTTGGCCCGTGAGACCTTGTCCGTGCCCGCCTTGCGCCCGCCCGGCGAGTACATCGTCACCGGAATGTTCATCCGGCGCAGCTCCTGCTGCAGCGGTGTGCCCGTGGCCTTGGCCTCGATCAAGAGGTTATCCGGCTGCCAGTGCTCGTACTGCTCCTTGGCCACACGTTTGAGCTCAGGGAAATCCCAGCGCCCGCGCTTGACGTCCAGCAAGATGATGTTGGCTCCCGAGTCCTCGTCCAGGTAGAAGACGCCCCAGGTCGTGATGACAGAAAAGTCCGCCGTCTCCTTCTTCGAGTAGGCCGTGTCCATGGTCTGGATGATGTAGTTCACCAGCGGCGGCTCAGTGTGTGGCCACACGCGCCACCACTCCCTTTTCAAGATCGCGCCCTCGTCGTTCGTGGGCTGCTGCTGGTACATGGCGTTCCACTTTTGCACCGACAGCGAGGCCTTGACCGCCAAGAGCTCTTCGAGCTTCCAGAACTCTGGCCATAGGGGTTTACCCGAGGGCATGATGGCAGGCAGCTCGATGACCTCCCACTTGTCAGCATTGTGCGAGGACTGGGCCTTGATCAAGCGGGCCGTCATGTCCTTGGTGCCCCACCGGGTCATCACCACCACGATGGCTCCGCCCGGCTGCAGACGAGTACGAGGACCACCCTGGTACCACTCCCACGCGTTGTCCAAAGCCAGGTCCGACAAAGCATCCTGCTCGGAATGCGGGTCGTCAATGATCAAGACGTCCGCACCGCGACCGGTCATCGCGCCGCCGACACCGACAGCAAAGTATTCCCCACCACGGTTCGTGTCCCACCGGCCGGCAGCCTTCGAATCCTGCTTCAGGCTCACCTCGGGGAAGAGCTCCTTGTAGTTGGGCTGGTCCATCAGATCACGGACCTTGCGGCCAAAGCGCACGGCGAGCTCGCTGTTGTGGGTCGCTTCAATGGCCTTGGTGCGCGGGTCTCTTCCCATCAGGTACGCAGGCAGGAGATAGGACGCGAACTCAGACTTCGTGTGCCGGGGCGGCATGTTGATGATCAGGCGCTTGAGCGTGCCGTTGGCGATCCGGTCAAAGGCCTTGGCCATCTTTTCATGGTGCGCGCCCAAGATCGCCTCGGGCCAGACGTAGCGCACAAAATCGATGAAGTGAGTCCTCGCTCGCTCCTGCGTCTGCAGTTGCGCGAGCCGGTATTCGAGCTTCAGGCGCTCGGCTTCAACGTCGTCGGGGACAGAACTTTGCATAGGGTCATTTGCTTTTGAATTGCGAGAAATTTTCGCACGAGTTGACAAGTTGATCAAAGGGGGCCTGTTTCACGGGAGGTTTCACGTGAAACCTTCGAACTCTGGGATAGGGACCCGTGAAACTGTTTGGCGCACGACTGACTGCGTAAAACCGGGCCAAGGCCTTCGTCAACCGCGACCGGGGCCGTTTTTTGGGCCCCGGGGCGGCGGCCGGGGGCCGCGCGCCGGCG